AGTCGTGATGGATGAAATAGAAATCGTGGAAGACGGAGCAGAGACCACGGATCAGGAACCAGAGCAAGAATTTAATTTTGCAGAAAACATTGCGGATCGTTTAACCGAAAATGAACTAAGAGATTTAGCTAACGATTTAATAGACGACTATAAAAATGATTTAGGTTCCAGAAAAGAATGGGAAGATACCATTACTAAAGGATTAGATTTACTCGGCATACAATACAGTCCATTGAACAGACCCTTTAAAGGTGCAAGCGGTGTTACTCATCCCATGCTTAACGAAGCATGTGTGCAGTTTCAAGCACAAGCTTACAAGGAACTACTTCCACCTGATGGGCCTGTACGTGCACAGATTGTAGGACAGCCTACCCCTGAGAAAGAAAAACAAGCAAGCCGTGTTAAAGATTATATGAATTATTTAATCACGGATAAGATGGAAGAGTACACTACGGATGTAGATCAAATGTTGTATTACTTACCTCTCACAGGATCTACGTTTAAGAAAGTATACTACGATGAATTATTAGAACGACCTGTCTCTAAATATATTCACCCCAGAGATTTAGTGGTTCCTTATTATGCTACTAGTTTAGCAGAGTGTGAACGAATTTCTCAAGTGATGAAAATGACAGAGAATGAACTTTTAAAGAAGATGGAGATTGGTATCTATTCTAAAATAGAATTGAAAGAACCAAGTATTGAGCAGAATACTACTCAGGATAAAATTAATAAGATTGAAGGAATTAAACCTACCTACAACGAACTGTTGTATAACGTATTAGAAGTTCATGTCGATTTAGATTTAGAAGAATACACTTCAGAAAAAATGGGTAGAGAACAGAATGTTAAAGTTCCTTACGTAGTCACCGTTATTGAGAACACAGGACAAATTCTATCTATCTACAGAAACTATCGAGCCGATGACGCTAGATACAAACGTATTGAATACTTTGTCCACTTTAAGTTTTTACCAGGATTAGGTTTTTACGGCTTTGGTTTACTCCACATGATTGGCGGTCTAACCAGAACGGCCACCGAAGCATTACGACAATTATTGGACGCTGGTACGTTGTCCAATCTACCTGCTGGATTTAAATCGAGAGGTATGAAAGTACGAGATGATGACCAGCCTATACAACCAGGAGAGTTTAGAGATGTGGACGCACCTGGGGGAAACATCAAAGATCAATTCCAAATGTTACCTTTCAAGGAACCTTCGCAAACGTTATTTGCCTTATTAAATTTTGTGGTTACTGCGGGACAACGATTTGCTGCTATTGCGGATATTCAAGTAGGCGATGGTAACCAACAAGCTGCGGTAGGTACTACCGTTGCATTAATGGAACGTGGTTCGAGAGTGATGAGTGCTATTCACAAACGTTGCTACTATGCTATGAAGCAAGAGTTTAGGATCCTAGCAAGAATTTGTAATGAATCTTTACCAGAAGAATATCCTTACGATGTATATGGTGCGGAAAGAAGTATTAAGGCAACCGACTTTGATGATCGTATCGATGTACTACCTATGGCCGATCCTAATTTGTGGTCGATGACCCAACGAGTTACGTTAGCCCAAACCCAATTACAAATTGCTCAGTCTGCTCCTAATTTACATAACGTCTATGAAGCGTACCGAAGAGTGTACGAAAGTTTAGGTACTAAGAATATCGATATGTTATTAGTTCCGCCACAACAACCTCAGCCCACCGATCCTGCTAAAGAGAACTCAGAGGCTTTAAAGGTTCAGGTACTACAAGCATTTCCAGCACAGGATCATGAAGCTCATATCCAAGCTCATTCTATTTTCATGCAATCAAGAATGGTACAGATCAATCCACAAGTATATGCTTTATTACAATCCCATATATCCGAACATGTTAGTTTAAAAGCAACAGCTGAAATTACTACTATGGTTCAACAAGACCCAAGAATGATGCAGATGGCTCAACAAAATCCAGAAGCATTACAAGGTCAAGTAGATAAATTAATTGCTCAGAAGATTGTGGAGATTACTGCTAAGCTACAACAGATGGAGGCTCAAGCTATGGGTCAACAACAAGATCCTTTAGTTCAATTAAAACAACAAGAAATAGATTTGAGAGCTCTAGACTTACAGCGTAAAGTGCAAGAGTCTCAAATGAAAGAGCAAGGTACTATGGATAGAAAAGACATTGATATTGCTTTAAGTATGGAAAAATTAAATTCACAAGAAGAATCTCAACAAGATAGATTGGGAATTGCTAAATCAAAATTACAACTACAAGCACAAAAACAAAAAGACAACCGAGGTAAGTAACATGCCACTTAATACCAAGGGTAAGAAGATTCTAAAATCTGTTACCAAAACGTACGGTAAGAAAAAAGGTAAGGAAGTTTTTTACGCTATGGAAAATTCTAAGAAAATAAAAAATGTCTCAAAAAGATAGAAAAGGTCTTAGTGGTGGTAAACGTTTTGGAAAGCCCCCAGAAAAAGGACCTTTGCCAGAGGGGATTAAAGTACCTTTAAAAAAGAAAGTTCGCAATGTTATGTAAAGAGATCCATTAATGGATCTATCTCACATAGACTTAGACAAAAAGCATAATATATTGTTGCAGAACAAACTAGCTTTCCTTGCTGGAGTATTTGAAGGAGAGGGCAGTTTTGGATTGTGGAAGGGTGGAGTAGGTACCACTAAAAAATATTTTAGAATGCAAGTGGAGATGTCTGATCAAGACATCATACAGCAGTTCATAGACTTTTTCGGCATAGGTAAGTTAGGCCATCGTAAGCCTAGAAAAGAAGGTCATAAAGATCTATATGCCTGGAGAATTAACGGAGAACCTGCCATTCAATGTCTGTATGTAATGTTTCCTTTTTTAGGAGAGAGAAGACAGGAGAAGTTCAAAGGTATCATGCAGATTTTAAAGGAACGACACGGATCCTAGTCTGGGTTATTATTATCTGGTATACTCATACCATTATGTTCACATGGAGTTTCCTAGGTTCTGGCCTAAAATTTGAAGTAGCTAAGGAGTATTCTTAATGCTACCCGCATTAAGTATTATAGCTCCTTTAGCAAAAATGCTGTTTTCTACAGTAGATAAAGCTATACCTGATAAAGACCTAGCAGAAAAATTAAAAGCTCAGCTTAATACTCAATTACTATTATCATCCACAGAAGAATTAAAAGCTGCGGCTTCTATTGTTGAAGCAGAAGCTAAATCTAACTGGTTTGTAGCTAGTTGGAGACCTTTATTAATGTATGTATTAATATTTATTTTAGTGTGGAATTTTGTCTTAGGACCTGTCATAAGAATCTTTACTGGAACTATTATTACATTTGAATTACCTGGTGATGTTTGGACTTTATTAAACATTGGTCTAGGGGGTTATGTAGTAGGAAGATCTGGTGAAAGTATTGCAAGAACACTTGCCAACAAAGGAGAAAAATAATGACTAAACAAGGACTGTACGCAAACATTAATGCTAGAAAGAAAAAAGGTATTTCAAGACCAAAATCAAAATCAACCGTTTCTTCTAAAGCTTATAAAAACATGAAAGCTGGATTCCCTAAAAAGAAAACTCATAAAATGCCTGACGGTAGAATTATGAAAGGGGCTAAACACAATGGCTAGAACAGAAGCCTGGACTAGAAAAGAAGGTAAAAATTCAAAAGGTGGATTAAATGCCAAAGGAAGAGCTAGTTACAAAAAAGGTAATTTAAAAGCACCTAGTAAAGTGGTAGGTAATAAACGAAGAGCTTCGTTTTGTGCAAGAATGAGTGGCATGAAAAACAAACTAACTTCTGCTAAAACGGCTAGAGATCCGAATAGCAGAATTAACAAATCCCTACGAGCATGGAACTGCTAATAAAATTATGAGACAATTAATCTGGACTAAACTATCTAAATTTGCTACATGGTTATCTAATTTATGTTGGAAAAAAATAATGGAAAAACTAAATAAGTTCATTAATTTTGGAAAAGAAGTTTTAAGAACAGCTCACGTTATAACTAAGTGGACTGTTTGTAAAATACTATTTATTAAACAATGTAAGTGTAAATGTAAAAATAATGATCAAAAAAACTAAAAGTAAAGAAAAGAAAAAGACACACAAAATGCCAAGTGGCAAAATAATGAAGGGTGCTAAACATAAAAAATAATGAAAAAAGTATCTTAATTTATGATGGATATAGACACAGTAAATCAGATCCGACAGGAAGTATCCAAAATGATTTCCAATAAAACCGACCATATCGTGCACAGTGTTGACAGTATAGAGAAGCTTCAGTATTCTAGGGGTCAACTCAGTTCTTTAGAAGAACTGCTTCAGGTGATAAAATACCTGCTGAAAAATGAGGATATAGAGGATGACGACCTTGGTAAAACCAGACGGGTCAGCGATAGTTTCGAGTCTTAAGAAACAGACAGAAACAAAAATACCTACCGACCCAAACGACATAACAGAGATGCTTAAGAAAACTCCCGAGCCCACTGGCTGGAGAATTTTAGTTAGACCTTACATACCCCCTTCTAAAACAAAAGGTGGTGTTTATGTGTCGGACGAAGCTCAAGAAAGAATGTCTATAGCAACAGTGTGTGCTCTCGTAATAAAAATGGGACCACTTTGTTACCACGATGAATCAAAATTTCCAACAGGACCTTGGTGTAAAGAAGGACAATGGGTAATCTTCGGAAGATATGCTGGATCAAGATTTAAAACAGATCTTGGTGAAGTAAGAATTCTGAACGATGACGAAATTATTGGTACAGTTAGTGATCCAGAAAATATCATTCATAACATTTAGGAGAGAAAAACATGTCAGAAGAAAAGAAAAATAATGATGTAGAGCTTGATACGGATGACGTTCAAGAAACTAGCATCAATTTTGAAGGTGTAGACACGGACAGTGAAAAACACGCTTCCGAAATAAAAAAAGAAGACGTAGATTTAGGATATACAGATATATCCAGTCTAGGAAAAGATAAAACAGAAAGCAAAAAAGAAGCAGAAGCAGAAGAAAATCAACCCAAGGTTGATTTGATTCAACAGAAAGAAACAGAATCTGAAAATAAAAAGACAGATGATCTTTCCAAGGTTTCTGATAATGCTCAGAAAAGAATTAAAGAATTAACTTTTAAATACAGAGAGTCAGAAAGAAGAGAAAAAGCTGCACTTGAGTATGCTAAAGGATTACAGAAAAAATACTCTGATGTTTCTGAAAAGTATGAACATAGCGATACTGAATATTTAAAGCAGTATGATGCTAGAATTGATGCGGAAAGAGACAAAGTAAAAAGACAACTTAAAGATGCTTTAGATAATCAGGATACAGACCAAGTAATGGAAGCTAACGATAGCTTAACTAGATTAGCTGTAGAGAAGGAAAAAGTAAGGATTTCCTTATCTGAAAAAGACAGGCTTAAAAAAGAAGCTGAAGCTGCCTCTAAAGAACAAGCAACTGTAGAACAAAACATTACTCGACAAACTCCAGTAATAAGCCCTAAAGCAAGAACTTGGGCTCAAGATAATAGTTGGTTTGGTCAGGATAGGGTATTGACTAGTGTGGCTATGGGGTTACATGAAGATCTCTTGAGTCAGGGGTTTGACTTAGATAGTGATGACTACTATAATGAAATTAATAAACGAATGAAGGATTATTTTCCTTCTAAGTTTGCTAGTGCTGAGGAAACTGTCCGCAAGGAAAACAGCAACAACAGACCCGTCCAGGCTGTTGCTGGAGTTTCTAGAAAGCAAGGAGGACGCAGAACCGTGACTCTCACCAAGTCACAGGTGGCTATTGCTAAAAAATTAGGGGTGCCACTAGAGGAATATGCTAAATTCGTGAAGGAGGAAAGATAAAATATGACTACACTAGACAAGTCTTCACGCAAGTCCGATTCTAGAACTGAGACAACTAGAAAAAAAAGTTGGACTTTACCATCCAGTTTGGATGCTCCCCCTGCT